TCTCATTAAAAGTTTGAGTTCTCACTCATTTCTGTCACTGACAGATTTATTGTTTTTTTCATTGTTCAGTACTACAACTTAATGTTATAGTGCCCTGCACATTGGTTCGTCTTGTTCAGTTTTCAAAGGTCTTTGTCGCGCTTACGACAACTATATTAGTATATCACAGTCACTTTTCTCTGTCAACAGGTTTTTTTAACTTTTTTTAAATCCTATTTCCATTAACCGCGATACACCCATAGTCCGTACGGGATTCGAACCCGTGTTACCGCCGTGAAAAGGCGGTGTCTTAACCCCTTGACCAACGGACCGTGAGCTTTTTCAACTCTTTCTATTATACCTACTTTTAGATTCTTGTCAAGAACTTGAGATAAATTTTTCTTATTTTTTGTTTTTTACAAAGCAAAAAGCCCACTGTTGTAGGCTTTCTGTATCATATATCTTAAAATTAAAGCATCTTGTTGTATCGCTTTTTTAAGTATTCAGCAAGTATCTTTATTACTTCTTAATGCTTGATAATAGGGATGTTGAGATTTTTCACTTTTCTTTTAAATGTTTTGGAGTTTCTTCCTTACTCCACAAATCACTGAACATAAAACTCTACTTTTTAAATGAGTTCAGCAGGCAAGAAACTAGCACTATTTAAAAGTGCTTTTTTTATGCCTATTTAATAGGAAACTATTTTACCAACCCTTAACCCAATACCACATCTTATTCATATTCAACTATTTCCCCAATAAAATTATCATCAGAATCACTTTCAAAGGCAATTATATACTTAGAATCAAAGGAAGGAACAGTTTCGTATTCAAAACCTTTTAGCCTGACTTTTCGACAGATAATATTTCCATTAAGTCCCTTATCTAATTCTGGATCTAAGTACAGAATTAAATAGTTTTCAAGTCTATTTTGGCCGACAACTTTATTAATTTTCATGGTATACCTTCCTCTTTTTATCTTAGTATTAAACCATCCCAAAGTAATGTATTTTCGCTTTTACAATTAAAAAGGTAGTTTGGTGATTTCTCAAAGAACACAACTGAATAGATGTTCTTATAAATCATTAAAAGTTCTTAAAATATTCACAAAAAGCTAAAAAGTTGTATCATTTATAAGTTTAGCAGTCGAGAAACTAGCACTATATAACATTATTTTTAACTATACAAAAAGATAGATATTAGTTAATACCTATCTTTTTACACATAATTAATCAAATCCAATATATGTAATCAAATCATTTTCCTTAATTGTTTCAGCAAAATTCATTACAGGAAGAGTATATGCTGGAAATTGATTTGAAAGATTAGTTAAAGTAGAAATATATGTACGTACATACGGATAAAGTATAGCTACAGCATTACTTCCTAAAACTTGTTTTAATTCTTCTTCGTTTTCAAAATCAGAAGAGGAATAACTATATAACCCTCTAATAGATACTTCACATATAAATGGGATATTAGGTATCTCGTCAGGATCTGTTGATTCCCCTAAATTTACGTTAATGATAACATATGATTTTTCTACTTCTTTATCAATTCCAATTTCTGCAGAAAATCTGATTGGAACAAGTAATTTCCCGTCTTCTCTGTTATTTTCAAATTCTGGATTGTTATGATAAACTGACTTATCAACTACATATTTTTTAAATGAAATAATTGCCATTACGCTGCCATATCCTTCACTTGCACTTCATAAGTGCTATTATTACTCTTACCATTCCCTACATACCCTACAAAACTGCGAGACTCAGCTCTAACGTTTTCTAATGAACTTTCTGTGAAATACTGTAGATTGCATTCCATCAGACTGTTAAGCTCCATTTTTTCTTGGCGTAGTATAGCTTGAACAATTGCTTCTAGAGCTTCCTTAGGAAGCCAAGCATCTGTATCGAGAATTGACTCATCTAAAACAAATTTTTCAAAATCCATGATATACCTCCTTTGTTTTCGTCCAGTCAATTAAATTCATATCTCTTAAACAAAATTCTCTTGAATTTTCAACACCAGATAGTGGTCTTGGATATTCAGGAACCGTGGGAACATAACTCTCATATGTAACAGCATTCATCTTTTTAAATAAAGGATGATATTGTAGAATATGTTCTAAAAATATACCGTCAAGATTAAATCTTTTAAAGGAACGGTTCTGCTTAAACCTATCCAACATACATTTTATTTGATTATAAGTCTGTTGTTTATATAAGTTAAAAAATTTTTTCGACTCAGGTTCACTTAGGTCTAAGACTTTTAATTTTCGCGAATCAACTTCAAAACTTATTACGCCTATTTTGTTTGAATTAGATCTATAAATCCGTGCGTAATTTTTTGCACTCTCTAAACCACTATATCCTGCAACTTTATCATCGATAAACAAATACAGACCTTGCCCCAAATCATTTGGTAAACTTTGATTGGATTGTATGTTGAAATCTTTCCCAATTATAAATTGAGAAACTGTAAAGGACTTTGTTTTTAAAATACTTTTTACTGAAGAGGGCCTTGTTCCATGGTATCCTTCCAAAGAATGCCTCCTATTTTTAACATTCTGATACAATATGAACCGTTTGGGGTACATAACGTATCAAACATATTCTATTATATTTATCAACACATGTCAATTATATGTTCGCATTTTTCGCTATTTATTTGAGATTTTTCTTTTTTCTTAAAATTTATTAGAGATATACAGTTCTGTTTTTGAATTATTTTCAAATTAAAGTTAGGCTCCAAAACACATATCTCATAACTCAATATAAACGTTATCAAAAAGTTAGGCGTTATCTTATAATCCAACAACTTTTTATCCCCTTTTTGTCTGAAGTGCTCCGACTTGGAAAAAGTTCCCTTCACCGGTACCCAACTGGCCAAAATGATTTTTTAAAAGGTGGGGGGGGACTCAATATCCTTTCAGTTCTACAAATCTTTTAGCAATTACCTTTCTTCGACCATATACATAACGAGCAGGTTTATTTAATTCCTCTGCAACTTCTTCCCAGGTCACACCAGCTTTTAAAAATCTCATTTTAAAAATTATTAGATCACTCTCAATCAAATTTTCCATCAAAGTTTCTACTACTAGTTTAAAGCCTTCTAAATATCTAAGTGTTTGGTCTTCTTCAATTCTAATGATTGTAGCTTCAGTAGGACTTGACACTTTCTTTCCTTGACCTCTGATATACTCAGCGTCGCTATACTTCTTATTATGTATCAACTCCTGTCTTCTAAGATATATCTTATTATCAAGCGTTCTATATCGTTCTAATTCAATATCGATACCGTCCAGGTCTCTCTTACTTAGCTCATACATAACTAAGTCCCTCCACTCAAAATTTATATTTTTCTTAACTTGCAATTCTACAATTAAAAGGGATTCCCCTTTAATTTATACCCTAGTTTCTCATATCTTACATTCTGTGAAACTCACTCCATTCTGTAAACCCCTGATATACCTTGCTTTCAAGCTATTACTTCTTTTCAGTTTATGCTTACTTTGTTATGTGAAACTTAGTAAAGCATAAAAGTAGGACTAGCGATATCTCTTCTGTTTCAGCCATATATCACTAGTCTTACTTAATTTGTTCCCTATTTTTCTAAATACACTTTGATATCCCGATATTCCTTAGAAAAATTCATCCATCCGCTAGAATCAGGGGTTAAGAATGGTAGGACAGTAAACGGACTTACTTCTGTTCGATACGGCGATAGAGAATGTTTCTGACTTATTTCCCTGACTACACCTGTATGGATTTCTTCTACATCCTTCTTCAGTTCTTGAATTTCATCATATGCGTCCAGAATTCGTCTAAGTTTCTTTCGGTATTGTTTATAGATCTTCTTAGTTTCCATCCGTTGCTTAGTCTCTTTAAAAATGTATTCAAAGATGACTGCATTAGCTTCTGAAAAATCACTATCAAATTTTTCCTGAAGGCTATTAATAGCTTTTTCCATCTTTTCCAGTTGCTCTAAAGATTCTAAGTTATTTGACAAAAAAGAATCTATATTCTCAAATGAAACTGTTTGATTGCCTAAAAGACTCTTTCTTTTTTCGCTTAACTGTTCTCTTGCTGAATTAATCTTACTTTTTTTATTATCTAGATCATCCAGTGTTTCAAACACTTGATTAATATCCATTTCTTTCTCCTAGTTCCATTGAATAAAATAACCACAATCTTCTTCAACTTTTTTTACATCAAATCGGGTATGTAAAAACAACCGTTTTCCAAAATAGTTATTCGCATTCACCCAACTAAGTGTATCTTTCTTGCGATCAAACAAAGTAACAAAGTTTTCTAGATCTCCGATAAAGCCTTTTTTGTCACCTTTATTCCCTAATGTTGTATCATCTACAATTAAAAAGTTATCTACAAAAAATGTTTCACTTGTCCCTGTTTCTTTATCAACTTTAAGAAGATAATTTCCTGATGTGTCTTTCATTTTTTCTAAGACACTAAATAGTGATTGACTAACAACCATAGATACATTGCGCTCTGGATTGATTAAAGAAACAATAGATTTCAAGTCGTCCATACTTGTAGCAGTCTGCGCTTTCGCAGTTTGGAGAATTTTCCCAATCTCTCTATTTCGTGTTCTACGTTTTAATTTAATAATCTTCTTACCAAGAAAATCCGTTAAATTATATTGGCCATCATCTAATTGTTCCTGTGAAAAATCAAGTTTTCCACTGAATAATTTAACTAAGTAATCAACGCTGATAGTTTTCTTTTTATCTGCTTCTGTTCTCTCAACCGAATTTTCGCTAACTTCTTGCAATGAATCAGATTCAAAGTCAGTTACTTCATACTTCCCGCCACGGGTACGAGTCTCAATAACATTTACTAGATCAACCAGTTCTTTACGTTGATGTTCATCTTCGTAACTATCAAGGATTGGTTTTTCAATGAGTACATGATTATTTTCTACATTCATCCCTCTAGTGTTATAACCTGTACTTCGGATATAAGCTTCTAGATTTTCTTTTTGTTTAGCTAAGTTAGTTGTCATTTTTTGCTCCTTTATCTTTTTATATCTGATTTTTGTTTGTAATTTTTTCTAAAATTCTTTGCTCTTAGCTTTTCCTTTATGATTCTTCGAGCTTTTAGAATCATTTTTTCTAGATCTTGATTTGTCTTGTTTGTCAGCATATTTTTCTAGTATTTCTTTTTTCCGTTTTTCTAAGTTTTCGTCATCTTTTTTGCACTTTGCAAATATTTGTTGTCTTTTCTTTGGATCCATAGAAAATTTATCTGCTACAACATACCCTAAAGAAGTATCTCCTGCCATAATACTCACCCCCTTTTCAATTCAAACAAAAAGGGACATACCACTAGCACTACATGCTTTCGGTATGTCCCTGAGTTGTTCTCAATAGACTTTATTTTTTTGTTTCTTTCTTACATAGATGGGTAAATTTCCCATCTGAATAGAATAAAGTAATTTCTCCAAATTTTGGAACTTTTTCTATTTCAATTATACCACATTTTTCATAAACAACAAACCCTTTTTCTGTTGCAAATCCCATTCCGTCTACATTCATTAAACTATCTCTCCTTTAAATTTATTTATTGTGTATCGTTTGTCTTTGATAGTGAAAGCCTTAAAAGCATTTCCCTCTAATCCCTTCAAGATTCTACTTGAATTTCTAGCATTATAAACTGTTCTTAGTTCGCTACTATCTAGATTCGTGTTAAAAATTGTAGTTTCTCGATTATTGATAATATCAAATAGAAAATCCTGTTCCCAGTCACTCTTAGGACTGATTGTCCCATTCTTCGCTCCCAGGTCGTCAATGATTAGAAAATCTACATTGATTAGTTTTTTAACTGCTTCATGTTCCGTTAAACTAGCATTCTTACCATACTGCCAACCTTCTTTTATTTGCTTTATAATTTCAGTTAGACTTACAAATAAAACACTCTTAGGCTCTTTCCTTTCTTTGAAGCTCTCATTTATTTCTTTTGCCATTGCAAGAGATAAATGACTTTTCCCTATACCTGTACTTCCACTTATTAAAGTATTGCCTGTCATACCATTTAGGTACTTTTCGACTTGCCCCTTAGCAAAGTCTAATAGTTGCCGTTCTTCTGTGGTGTTGACAATAAAATTATCGAATGTTGCACCTTTTAACTCGTTCGGGATCATACTTTCACGCATTAAGACATCATAGGTTTTAAAATATTCTTGCCTATCTTCAAACTCCTTTACCAGTTCTTTTTCTTTTTGCTCAATTTCCTCTTGGCCACATTCAGGGCAAAATTCTAGCAAACTTCGTTCCTGGCTTCCTCGTACAGGTATTGAGATTTTCCAATAGTTGACTTGGTGAACCTCACACACCTTTTCAGATATCTTTCTGTTGTTGTATTCTTTAAATTTATCTTGCATTTTTTAACTCCTAAAATGGTAGATCTGGAAAGTTATTGTCTGGCTTACTTTTAGATATTTTAGGTTTTTGATTTAAATAACTGTCAAACTTAGAACCGAATAGTGTTTCAGGTCTTAAATATTTAAAGAACTCAGGATTATCTTTCCATTCTTCCGTTTTTACATCAATCACCTGTTTAAAATCTTCAAGTGTATAACCTTCATTAAACCTAGCTAGCAAAAACTTCTTTGTCTTATCAACAAATTTATAACGCTTATTAGCAACTTGATTCAGATAAACAATCGGAATCCAAAGTTCTTTATTTTTTGTTTTCTCTAAATCCTTTATAGAGTTTTCGTCTAGCCACTCAGGAAAGATATATTCTGAGCTTTGCTCAGTAGGAGAGTTTTGCTCGACTATATATTCTTTATCTAACTTTAACTCTAGCTCTAGCTCTAACTCTTTATCTATCTCTATCTCTTTCTCTGTTGGACATGAGTTGGAAACAGTCTCTAATTTTTGGACATTCTCCAATTTTGGTGAATTTTGACTATTTTTTCTTTGGTCTCGCTTGTATTTTGCCCAGTTTGTTTCACTCTCAACCATGGCTTTTGCTTGCGATAATGTAGCATGTCCATCATCATCAATCTGAATTAGTCCACATTTTGTAAAATATGCGACTGTCATATTTATATCATCCTCGGACACATCCAATTTTAAAGCTAGTTCCTGTACCAAATTATCAAAATATCCCTCATAGTATAAAATACAGTCATCTTCTAAGCTCTCCAACATAAGACGGATATAAATAACCGTCATAGTGTAGCCACCTGGCATATGTTTAAGTCGTTTAATAAAAAGATTATCAAAAAACTTCTTATCAACTTTCAACCAAAAATATACTTTAGTCTTTGCCATCATCCACCCCCAGGAACTTCAAAATGTCCGAAACTTTGTAATAAACTTTTCTTGTATCTTCTAGTGGTGGTTGATACCGTCTTAGCCCTGCGCTTTCCCACTTCTGCAAAGTTTTGTATTTTATATCTAACTCGTCCATGGCTTCCTGTGCTGACATTAAACCTGTTAGTCGTGGTTTAGGTCTTTCTCGAACTGCTAGATAGTTTTCTACTACTGTGCTTATTCTAGTGGTTAAATCGTGTTCGCTTTCCTTACTCAAACTAAACATACTTAACCCCCTTTATTAACCATTCCAAGTTGGATATACCGTCCATAGTAAGGATCTAAATCATTACTTGATTTTTCTGATAGATTTTTAGGATTTATTTTCATACGTTTGTCAATAAGTTTTAAACAAAGGAATACTACTCCTATAACTAAAAGTAAGATAAAAGCTTGTGTATTGGTCAAATCTAATTCATTCATGTTATGCCCTCGCTTGATAGTTCTTGATGTGGTCCACTTGGTCGCTTCGTTCCATCTTCAGGAAGTCGTCCACCTCTTCGGTGCTTACTTTTCGATCTACAAAATCAGCAATAAACTGAAAGAGGTTCGGGTGTCTCTCCTTGATTTCAGCCATTTGTTTATCAAATTCTGCTTGTGTCATGTTGTCTAGGTCTAGTGTCATTTTATTACTCCTAGTCAATCATCATTCCACGAGTATATAAGGATGAGTCTGTCCATGAATCCAAAACGTTCTTTTTCCCTCGTTTTTTCTTTGCGATATCAACCGCTATGACTTCCCATACATAATTCAATAATTGGCTTTGTTTCATTGGGTGGGTATTTTCTTTAGTTATCTCAGCTAGGTAAGTGTTTAAGAAAAGAAATCCATCAAAGTTGGAAAGTAGCTTTATAAACTTAGTATCACCCCAAAAATTTCTGTAATAAGACTCTTCTCGTTCTTCTAGTTCACCTATTACCTCAGCAATCACCCTCTGTTTCATCTTCTCTGTTTGTTCCTTTAGCGTTTGCTGTTGTTCATGGTATTCTGTGCTAGTTAGTTCATTATAAACATCATCCAAGTCATTCAATACCCTACTGATTGCTCTTTTAGCTATGATATTTCTAACTCCTGTAAGACTTCCTTGTATTTCTTCTAATTCTGTTGAAATAGCTTCTAATTTATCCGCTAACATGTTTTTTACCTCTGTTTCTTTGTTTGTGTGATTGCCTTGATGGGCTTTAAATGATTGTTTCTTATACAGGATAATTTCACCACTCCAAACGCTGGGCAGTTGCCCCAAGTTGGCGAAAGCTTGTAGCGGTGTTTCGTGAGTAATTACCCATCTTTCAGCTAAACAAGGCCTTAGAACCACCCTGTCAGCGCTTGATTTCAAAACCTTTTCTAATTGCTTGCCTGCTCTTCGGTTTTTCTTTAGATATTTGATATAATAGATATTTTTTGCTATAATCAGAGCATAGAAAAAATTTCTATATCCTTAATCTTGTCGCTTGCTCGCCTCGTCTAAAATTTGAGCAAGTGATTTTTTTATTTTCTTTTTGCATGATTACTACCTGACTTTGGTTTATAAAGCAAGTCTTTACTTTCGATAAGATCTAGAATCCAACTGATTCCCTGTTCTACTGTTTCAAGAAATGCGCCCAGGTCTTCACTGTCCAAGTTCTCGTAGTTCATACAAAGATATTCAGCTAGTTGTCTGTCTTTCTCAACTAGCTTTTTAAAATCCTTGGAATACTTGGGAATTTCTAACCCCTTGGCATTTGTAACTGTCTTAAAATCATTTTCCATTTTCTATACTCCTATACTTTAATAATTAGTTCTTTAATTTCTGAATACCCCCTATTCAAGTTAATCATAGCTATTACCATATCTTCCAAGCGCTGATAGCTTGTCAGTTCTACACTTGACAACCCATCGATACCGTTCTTACTTTCTCGCTCCTTCATGAGTTGCGCTTTATTCTTCCCTGTCACTCCCTTTAGTAGTAAGTTTGTAAGAGTACTATAGGCATGCTTGGGGGCTTTCTCCCATGTTTGAATAGCTTCAGTTAAACTTTTACGCTTTGGCTTTTCCAGTTCTCTTTGAAGATAGCGTTTAGAAAGTTCATCACGCATTTCAAAAAAGGCTTTGACCAGGTTCTTCTTAAACTCTTTTACGGGTTCTGTATTTCGTAAGTAAGTGATCAGCAATGTTGCTTGTTGCTCGTTCAAAATATAATCCCGAACATTTTGCCCACTCTCTGAAGGTGAAATTTTAAATTGCACCTTTCCGAAGCTTTCAAAGTCCTCTCGGTGCTTATTCAGCAAAATCTTCAAATGTCTGTGCTTAATTTCAGCGCATTCTGCAACGATACTGCTCAGTGTATACGGTTCTTTCTTGCCGTCCATATAGACCAATTCCATTGGTTCGCTCCTTTCTTCTTGTTGCTCGTGCTTGCCACCTAAAACAGTACCAAAGTAAATCATTGAGGTAGGGAAAATTTAGGAGAGAATAAACCCCTACAAACCCTTGATACTGCCATAGGTAGCAAGCAAAATATTTCTAGATTCTGTCTTATGCCCCTTTCTAGTAATCTTCAGCAAGCCATTCCATTACGCTAGCATAAATTCTTTTAGGAGCCTTATAATCACCTTTCAGAATTTTAGGAACCGTTTTAGGTGCAACACCAATTTCAAAAGCCAACTCATAATTTTTTAATTGTAGATCAGCTTTTTTTCTTCGTAACGCTTTCGCTTGTGATTGTGTAATAATCATTTTTCTTTCTCCTTTTAATTTTTCATTCTCATTTTAAGAACAATTTAAGTATATACTCTATTTTTAAGAATGTCAAGCGCTTTTGTTCTTTTTTTGAGAATTTTTTATAGAAAAAAATTCTTTGCTATGATATAATCAACTTAAAATAATTAAAGTAGGTTATATATCGTGAAAATAAAACTCAAAGAATTAAGAGAAAAAGAAAATTTATCTTTGAACAAACTTAGAAAAATTTTAAAAGATAAATACGATATTACCGTTTCTGATAGTCAATTAATGTATTATGAAAACGGAACTCGAAAACCAAGAAACAATAAAGTATGGGAAAGCCTAGCGGATTACTTTGGGGTTAGTGTCGCATTTCTTTTAGGACATGATGAAATGTCTCCTGAAGAAATGACTACTAAATTACAAGATTTTTTTGAAAATCTTGATATGAATGAACTAAATAACATTAAACCTGATTATGATTTGCTAAAAAAGATTCAATCAGCGTATGAGAACGTTGAAGAACACATAAATAATCCTAAAAAATACGAGAATTTTGGCAAAGGTCTAGTAAATTTTAATCAGAACTACATGCTGACTATAGAAAAGTTAATAATAAATGATGCTGAAATTGGTACAAATTTTGCAGATATTTTAATCAACTATATTTCTTTAAATGACTATGATAAAAAAATAGCTTTTGATTTAGTTCAAAAACTATCTGAGAGAGACGACGAAAAGGAGTAACCCCCATGGGATTTTTTGACACTGTAAAACAAGAGGGTAGTTTTTCAACCGCATCTGGAGTAAATGGACTACACTACGTTGTCCTTCAGGTAACTTTGAAAGAAAAGTTTTTCGGCACTGGATCAGGAAACCTTACAGAATTAGAAGATGTTATCAATAAACAAGCTTCAAAAGGTTATCGCCTACATACTATCACTACTGCCAATGGTGGAAGTAAAGGACTGGGTGGTGGTGACCGTATCCAGGCTACAATGGTTTTTGAGAAGATTATCTAAACCCT